ATCGCGTGAACGATCTCATTTGGCACGTACTCGTACCCTGCGGTGTAGTTCACCGAGATGGCGGTGCCTTCGTAGGTCGCGGGCTGCTCAAGGAACCGGATGCGCACCATCGGTCCGTCGGTGCGGTCGATCCAGTAATCGCCCGCCGGCATCGTGGTCAGGACATTCGACCCGTTGTAGTACGTGACGCTGGTCAGACCGACAAACGGATGGTCTGGCAGCAGCGTGTCTGTGAACTTCGCCAAGTACAGCGTCTTGTCCGTCGGCGCAAGCGTGACCTCGCACTTGCGCTCGATGAGCGAAGCCGCCGCCTCTCGGAGGCGGATCAGATCGACGTCATCATCGTCGTAGTCGATCTTGAGCGCAGACTTGATTGTCGAGAGCGGAATGCTCATGGAAACCCACTGGCCGCGTTTCCGCGGCGAGTGGGCGAGGAGTAAAGATGATTAGGCGTTGGCGTTCGGCGCGTAGATCGCCGCGAATGCTGCCGGATCGACGATCTTCGAATCCGTGCGCATCCACATGTACATCGTGGTCTCCAGCGTCGCCGCCGCGGAGTACGGGTCGATCATCGACTGGATGCCCGTGCGGTCGTAGATGCCGAAGTATTCCCAGTTGCCGACGATGAAGAGCGCCGAGCCGCGGACGTTCGCGCCGGTCGAGGTCTGCGCTGCGGTCGATGGCATCCATTCGTTGACGTAGTAGGGAACGCCGTAGATCGTGCCAGGCGCGCCGACGGTGATCCCCTGGTTGTTCCCAGCGCCACCGGGCAACCAGATGTACTCGTTGTTCGCCTTGAGCTTGCGGATCGCCTTCACGGCGGCATCCGAAGTCAGGATGGCGAAGCGTCCCGTGCGGTACGCCACGGGAACCGCGTGGACGCAGTCGATGATGTTGTCCGCGGTGATGTTGGCAACGGTCTGGTCCTCGGTCAGCGCGACGCCCTGGTTGATGATGCGTCCGCTGTTCGTGCTCGCCCACGACGCCGAGCTGGTGTCGCCGATGCCCTGCGGCTCGGACGAACCGGTGCCGATGGTGTAGTACTCCTCGGTCTCGCGCGCGAGCGCGACGCCGAAGCGGTCTGCGGCCCAGTTGAGGATGCTTCCGATGCCGCCGCTCCCGATGCTGTCGTCGATGAACTCCTGGCTCATCTTCGACGCCACCACGAACTTGTACGGGTTGATGGTCACGCGGTCGAACGTGAAGTCTGCCGGCGTGATCGAACCCGCCTCGGCCACGAGCGCCGCAGCAGGCTGCGTCGCTTCGATGGTGAGCTGGCGGTCGCTGTCGATGCTCTGCACGGTGGCCAGCTGGCGGATCACGCTTGCCTGGTACAGCTTGTTGACGATGCGGCGCTCCATGTCCGTGGGGACGGGAGCGTTGGTCGTGCTGGTCGCCATCGCGCGCAGCTCGGATCGGTCGCCCGTGACCATCGCGCGGAACCAGCGCGCGGCGTACGCCTCGCCGTCGGTCGCCGACTCTGCCTTCGGAGCGCGGCTCTCGAGAGTGGGCTGCTTCTCAAGCTTGGCAAGGCGGGCCTCGAGTGCCTTGTTCTGCGCGATCAGCTCGGCGGCGCTCAGGTCGGCGTCCATCTTGGCGAACTTCTCGCGTTCCTCGCCGCTGCCGCGGGTATCGACGGTGTGGGGCGCGCGTCCAGTGCGCGCCTCGTACGCCGCGAGGCTCTTGCGGTACTCATGGGTGATCGACTGAAGCTCATTCAACTCATCGGACATGGTCTGTCATCCTTCGGAAATGAAGTGCGAGCCGCAGATAGGCGGCTTCCGTGTATGCCGCGGAAACGCTCCGCAGGCTCGAACTGGTCTGGGGGTATGCGGCGTCCTGGACAATGGACACCTCTACGAGCTGCGCGCGCTTGACAAGGCGCTGAGAGCGGTCCTTGTTCCAGCTGTCCTCGCTGACGTAGAAGCCGAAACTCATCTCGCCGCTCAGGTCGCCGCGCTCGAGGAGCGCGCGGACATCGTTGCCAAGCGTGGTCTCTGGCAACGTCGCCTCAAATGCAAGCCCGTTGCGGTCGCTGCGGAGCTTAAGCGTCCCCGAGCGCGTGCGCGCGAGCGGCATCGACGCATCGTGGTTGTAGAAGAGCTTGACGTCAGCACCGCTCGACAGCGTCTCGTTGAACGCGCCCGGCGCGATCCGCTCAACGAACTTGCGCCCGTTCTCGACGATCTCGCGCGAGTCCTGCCCGTATACCGCGGCGTATCCGGCAAGCTTGCGCCCGTCGATGGATTGCTCGGCTGCGGTGAAATCGCGTCTAGAAATCATTGGGAGTCCCCGCGCTTTCGCTTGTGTCGTCGCCGATGTTGGTCGAGCCGCCGCCTGCGCCGACGTTGAGCGCGAGCGTGGGCGTGTCGAGTCCGGGCAGCGGCGGTAGATCAAGCTCCTCGCGCGCCTCGTTTCGCGTCATGACGCCAGCCTCGACCGCAGTGCGGAGCGCCGCCATCGTCTCGGCCATGCCTGGGCGCACCAGGTCATCGGTGTCGAACGCGACCGATTCGCCCGTTCCCGCAAGCTTGGTCAGGATCTCGGCGCGCCAGCACTGAAGCCACGGCATAAGGCACGAATCCACGTACATGCGCGAGAGCCATTCAAGCGTGCCGTACGACGGTCCTGCCGTTTCCGAGAGGTACGAGGACGGCACGCCGTAGATGCGCGAGACGTCGCCGACGCTGTACTGCCGCGCAGCCTGCAGGCCGGCGTCATCAAGCGTCGAGCTGATCCGCTCGATGCGCATTCCCTCAGCAAGCACAAGCGGCTTGCCGGTGTTTGACGTGCCCGCGTGCTTCGCCTCGTAGTCGGCCATGATGCGCTGGCGGGCCTCAAGCGACAGCGGACCAGGATGCACAAGCGCGATCTTCGGGTTTCCGGCGTTGCTGAATGCCTTCAGCGCCATGTCTTCCTGCGCCGCCATGAGCTGCAGCGACGTGCGGCACAGGCTGACGGGCGATTCGCCCCAAAGACCGTTGATACTCGGCGCGCGCAGATGGAACATCTGGTCGGCGGTGAGGTCGCCGTAGACGCGGGTCTTGTAGATCACCGATCCAGTGGTGAGGTCGAGCGAGACGCTGTCAGGCTCAAGCAGGATCATCTCTATCAGCTCGCCGCCGCGCGTCCGGTTGATCGCGGCGAATGCGTTGCCGTAAAGCAGCACCTGCATCGTCATCGCGCGTCGGAACTCGAAGGCCGACATGTACGGGCTTGGCGACCGCATGAGCGAGTCCGCGCCCTGCGCCGACACGTCGCACTCGATGCGGGCGATGTCGCCGGCGATCAGCGTGACCGCGCGGTAGACAGGGGTATACCGCAGCGCGTTTGACGGGCCGACGAATGGAATCGCGCCCGACGATTCCTGCAGGATCGTGGCGCTGTATGGACCGACGAACAGGCGGCGTAGGAAATCCCTTACCACGCGCGCATTGTTGCCGCTCCTAACACCTAACGCCCGTCCTAAACCTCGGATTCATAACAGGACGCGCGCTTGCCGCCCCAGCAATGGACCGCGATGATCCCAGCAACCAGCGGGTCGATGATGCAGTTGTTCCGCGACTTGACGGGTCGGATGTTCCCGTTCCGGTCTTGCTGCGCCGCCGCCTCGGCGCACGCTCGGCGCATGATCGGATCGTCGCCGATCACCAGCTTTCCGCCCGCCCATAGGTTCTGCCAAAGCTGGCAACCTGGTCCGAAGGTGGCGATGCCCATTCGGTAGGCGGTCATAGGGATGCCGTCCGCCTCGCAGACCTCGACCAAGTATTTGCTGCCCCACGCGTCGTAGCCGACAGCGCGTAGGTCGTATTCCTGCCGCAGCCGCTCGAGGGTGGCTCGAATGCTCTCGTAGTCGATCTCGCGCCCTGGCGTCAGCGTGATCCGCCGTTCTGCCGCCCACGTGCGCACGGGCATTCGGTAGTCAAGCTCGCGCTGGGGAACGTCCTGAGCCGGCCACCAGTAGTGACCCTTGAGCGCCACGCGCCCGTCCTCAAGCGGGATCGCCAGCACCAGCGCAGTCATATCCATCGACTTGGATAGGTCAAGCCCGATCCAAGCTGGTCGGCCCTGCAGCTTTTCGAAGTTTGGCGTTTCCGCGCCGGGCCAGAGCTGCATGTCAAGCCATCCGCCCGTGTTCTCATCCATGCGCGCGCAGTGGTACCGCAGGAACTCCGAGCGACCGAGCGGGCTGCGCTTCATGGTGTTCCAGCTGCGGCGCAGCGAAATACGGTCAGGTTGTCCGTACTCCATCGCTGGATTGGCCTTCGGCCATGCCGCCTCATCATCGGGAGTGTCGGCTGGGTCGATGCCGTAGAGCGCGGCGAACACCGAATCGTCCTCGACTTCGTTCCGCAGGATGCTCTCGGCGTTGCCGACCAGTTCGCCGTAGATGTTTTCGGGGTTCGCGCCAGGCGTCGTGATAATCAGGCCGAGCGATTCCTTGCGCTTGCTGCCCGTGGTCAGCAGCTTGGTCAGGAACCTACCCTTGAACTCAGCCGCCTCGTCTGCAATCCAAAATGATGGGTTGAGTCCGTCGAGCGCGCGCTCTAGCGCTGGCAATCCGGTCATCAGGCAATCGCGCGACTTGACCTCGATGCGGTCCCAGAGCACGTCGACCTCGTCCCGGTCCTGCCGGCGGATCATGGTGCGCGCCGTGTCGAGGCAGATGGCGGCTTGCTCTTCGTTGTTCGCAATGACATGGACGCGGCGACCGTCGCCAAGCAGCAGATCCCACAGCGCAAGCCCTGCCGCCAGCGTTGTCTTGCCGTTGCCGCGGGCGACCTGCAGTATTGCCAGCTTGGTGCGCCGCCGTCCGTCGGCGCGGTAACGCCAGCCCCATAGGTTGGCTATGACCCATGTCTGCCATGGGTGTAGCTCAAAACTGCGTCCCGAGTCATCGCCGACCAGCGTCAGCGTTGAGAAATGCGCTTCGATCCGCGCCACCGTCTCCCAATCCATGTAGATGTCGGTGCGCTGCATATCCGAGCGCCACCGACGCATCGCGGCGTATATCCACCGTCCCGCGACCGTCCGCCCATCCTCCACGGAACTGACGTAGCCCTCGACCTTGGCTGAAACCTCGCGTAGATCCACGCAGATAGCGTACCAATGCGCCACAGGTCGCCAAAAAAGGGCGCAGGATCGCGTGTGAATTTTTGCCGAT